ACACTCTTTCCCTACACGACGCTCTTCCGATCTGCTGCCCAGCGTCGTGGCCTCCTGGGCCTCCTGGCGCATGCGGTCGACGCGCTTCTGGAGCTCGTCGGCGCGCCGCGTCAGCAGTGGACCCTCGTTCTCGAAGTCCTTCCGACAGAGGCCGATGTGAATCTTCGGGTCGTGGTCGGCCGGGTAATCCTTGAGCTTCGTGGTCGTCTTGCCGTCCTTGTCGGGGTTGAGGCCGGGGTACGGGACCCGCTTCGGTTTCTCGGGCTTCTTCGCGGCGGCGACCGGCTCGCCTGGCTTCGTGGACTGTTCCTTCGCCATGACTCTTGTCCTCTCGTACTGCGTGTATAGATACTGGATTCCAGTCAGGATACCGTCGGTACGCTACCGGCTGCTGGATCATCAGATCTAATTGTATCAAAGTCATGATCGGTTGTACATCCATAAATCGAAGAATTTCAGAACTTGTGCGGTCTGATCATATACACGATCGTTTATGAGTCATGCTGGCTCGAACCGGACCGAGAAGTCAGCCCGGTCCCAGACCTGCATGTGATGCCGGGACAGTAACGCCTCCAGTATCTCGTCAATGTCATCGCTCTCGATGACAGTCTCGTCCTCCTCGCTATTGAGCATAGTCAACCTGTACGGTCCGGGTCCCAGCACCGACACGACGTATTCCTTAGGCATTGTGAAAGTTCTCCTCGACGTAGTCTATTCGTTCCTGTGATCCGTCCAGAATCTCGCGCCAGGTCCTCTTCTCAGTCGGTTGGTACTTCAGCGTCTCCGTGAACAACTCGTGGCGCATCGGGCAGATGACCCGCAGCAGGTCAGGGTTCGTGATGAACAGCCTGAGGCACTCCGCGAAGTCCTCCGAGCGCGACTGCTTGGCGTACTTCGAGACCGGAGACTCCTGCATGTACGAGTTATACATTATGCGGCCGACCCGTTTCCAACCGCGCAGGTTCTGCACGTGGTGAGCGAGCTCGTGACATAGCGCGCCCAGCACCGTGAAGTCCTCTATCCACCCTGGCCACGTGAGCTTCGGGTCGATCGAAGGAGGCCGCGCGCAGTCGCAGTAGACGTCTATGCCGCGAGTCGCGCGGTCATACGTCGCTATCGTCACGCCGCTTTGGTTACTCGCGGCGTATCCGTCGCAGCGATTGATGTACAGCGGTGGGTCGATCGCGTTGAGTGACATGAACGTGCTCGCCGACTTCATAGTGGCCTCCCAGTCGTACGCAAGCACCGGTGATACGGTCGGTTCCGGTGGAGGCGGTATGAATACCCGTGGCTCGACTGCCTGTTTAATGAACTCCTGCTCGCGCAAGATCGCCTCGCGAGTCTGCTTCAGCAAGTACTCGATGGATGGCCAGCTCGGCGATGGCCGCAGCAGATCGACGTGCCACTTAGGATCGATGTTAACGTGCATGTCTAGTCTCCTATGTGTCAATGACGCGACCGTCGAGTGCTGCCTTCTTGGCTAGATTACACCTATCGGTACCGAGCTCGTAAGCTCGCGTGACCTCTTCCAAGGACATGTATCGCGTGCGAAAGGTACTCGCGGTAGGGCTCTCGTACAAGAGCTTGTGCATGATGGTTGGCGTGACACGCTTGAACTCGGCGATCCACCGCTCATAGTCTCCGAGCGTGGGCACGTACGCTTTGCCGCTGTCCTTGACGCGCAGCCATATCCAGTGAGCTAGCATATCGGACTGCTGCGGACATTTCTTAGGCATGTTCTAGTCCTTAGTGCAACTATGTTGATAGCGACGCTGGAAGTAATTCCAGCGTCGCTACGCCTCAAGTCAGCTACTCCTCAACAGGAACCGTAACCTCAGACTTCAGCTTTGCGACGCGAGCGTTGAGCGCGTCGATTTGCTTCAGCTTCTTCATGTCCTCTTTGCTGGCGCCGGACGTGAGCAAACGCAGCTCACGGGTGTCCTTGGCGATGCGAGTGCGGAGGATGTCCGCCAGCTCCTCCTGGGTCTTCGGCGCAGGCTTTGCCTTGGGCTTCTTGGGCTTCTTCTCGGGTTGATCAGGCGGCATCGTAGCTCTCCTTCATAGTAAGAGGTGACAGTCATCTCCGCGACAGCGCGGGCCCTCAGCGGCCGAGCACCGGGAGACTAGGCTCGGCGTCGACCGCCTCGGGTTCGTGCTATTTCGGCGCGACCATGTTCGAGAGGAACATGGCGGGGTCGAGACCCTGCGCCTGGAGGTCCTTCATCATCTCAGCGACCTTCTCGTTCATGTGCTGGAGCTTCTTCGCCATCTGGCGCTGCTCCTTGTTGCCGAACTTCGTCGCGAGGTCGGCGTCCTTACGGCACTTGGCGGCCATCTTCTCGAGTCGCTCGGCGCGCGCGATGAGCCACGGGGCCTCGTTCTCAAAGTCGCTACGAGCCAGCGGCTGGTGCTTCCGGTGGTCGAAGTCCGCAGGCCACTCTTTCAGCTTGACGGTACCCTTACCGTCCGGACCGACCTGGATGCCGGGGTACGCGACCCGGGCGACCTTCTCGGACTTCTTATCCTTCGCTTTGACGTCCTTCTTCTCAACTGACTTCGCCATGACATGATTCCTCTCGTTGATTACTACGCTTCGACGACTCGTTGATCCGGCCGTCGTCGATGGCCGCTGTGGACTTCAGTCCACGTAGTCTTCGATGCTTACCTTCTGACCGTTCACGACGACCCATAACTCGTCGTCGCGGTACTGCGACCAATGCTTCGGCTCCGCCCACGCGTCTCTTACGCAGAGAACGATAGATCGATCATTCATGAGCTGTTCACGTGTCATTTGATTGACCTCTGGTGAAATTGTAACCCTTTCATCGAGAATGTACAGCCTGAATCTTTCCGGTTTCCAGAAGATGAATTCCGGCGGCGAGGCCGACAGACTCGATGGTACGGTAGTGGCACTGCATCGTCACGCCGCCTCGGGCCAACTTGCGGACCGTCGAGATGCAGAGTCCAGTGCGGTTAGCGATCTCCTTTGGATCGGTCTCGTCGATCAATCCGAGGGCGAGCGCGACGAACGCGCGGAGGTTTGCTAGTCTTGATGACTGTCTCATTTGGTAGTCCTCATCTTGAGCAGTGCTTCCTTGATCGGTTCTTGGAACTCACACCACCTGTAGCCCTCCTTCTTGCCGAACTCGATCAGTGCCTCGCGGGTGTCGGCGGTCCAGCGCGACAGGTAGTTGCCGCCGCCTGGGCCGCGGAGGCGGAGGATGACGACCTCGATACCGGCCGCTGCGGCGCATCGCGCCAGGTCCTGTAACGAGTGGTCACCGAGATGTACAGCGAATCCTCTCCGTGCTGATCGTGTGGACGTCCCACTCGCCGCAGGCGTAGTACACGAGGACCGACGAGACGTTCGCGGTCAGGTCGAGCGCGTCGCCCAGCGCTTGCTGGAAGCTGTCATAGCACAGGATCTTGTTGTCCTTGCCGTAGATGACGTAGAACATGTGCTAGATCTCCATCACGGTGACCATCTGACCGAGCCGGACGATCTTGTTAGCGGTCAAGAAGCGGTCAAGCGCCGCCACGTCGGTCGAGAGGAAGACTCCGATCTCGTCCTCGAGAGGCGTGAACCAGATGTCGTCGGGCAGTACGATGCCATACTGACCCATCTGCACAGCGATAGCTACGATCATTGTCTAGTCTCCTGTATGTACACATCTTCCACCGCTCTCCAGAGACCACCTCAGGAGTCGGGGCCAAGACCCGGGCGCGGCGTCTCACGACGTTAGCGGCCGGGCTATGGTCCTGATTCCAAATCAGCCAGACTTCCGAGTCCTAGCCGCGAGCGTTCTCGCTGGCGTTCTTACTGCCGATGATCGTCAGGCTGCAGCCAACCTGGCACTTGACGCGGTCCTTCCAGCCGTCGGTCTCCTTGCTCTTCACGACGTAGACGCCGAAGCTCACCTGGCAGCGTACGATTTGCTCGCCCACCTTGGTGTTCCACTTATCACCCAGGTACCAGCCGACCGTGCCAGAGCTGAACACCTTGGGCTCCATCACCTTCTCCTGACCGTTCAGGGTGACCTTCAGCATCGGCTGGGTGGACTCCCAGTTCTCTCGGGTGGCGGCGCCTGTCACCGCCAGGAACACCTGACCGTTCAGGTACCAGCCCCAGTTGCCGGAGTTGAAGTCCTTGACGTCAGCTAGGCAGAGCTGGCCGTTGATCTCCACCGGAATCGCCGTGGCCAGTCGCCAGAACGTGTCCTTGCTCATCTGCGGGCCAGTCAGGTGCTTGGCCAGGTCGTCGCCGAGGGAGAGGCTCCCCATGGCGTTGGCGTTCGACACCATCTCTGGCAGCGTCGCCTTCGTGACTTCCTTGCGTTCCTGGGCGTTCTTGGGCTGCGTCTTGGTCTTGGTCTTCATGGTAGTGTCTTTCTGTAGTCAGCAGTAACCCTCTCGCAAGGAAATCCTGCGAGCAGGGACCAAGGCCCGGTGACACGTGTCACTGGGCTAAGGTCCCGGCTCAGTCGGACAAGGCCTCCACGAGCGTCAGCGTGTCGATGGCCATCTCGATAGCGTACTGTATGGTCTGGCCTTTCGACAGATATATCCCGTTCGCAGCCTGGACGATGAACAGTTCGTCCTCCTCGTCCCATATCAGCTTGTGTCCTCCAGTCAGCGCTTGTCTCATCAGGTCGTCCATCGTCTAGTCTCCTTACCGGATCACTGACCGGTTCAGATCACGGTATACCGGGACTAGTCATCATCCCGTTTACCGTGACACAGTTATTATACTATATCGGGCCTGTCACGGAAATAAAATGCATAAGTAACGGTCCAGCCGTTAGTTAACCAGTATACATGTGTATATTATATAAACGGATTATTTATATATATACAGGTGTTCACTTAGTTCCTGAAGATCTACGTAGGCTACCGCGCAGAAGTACTTCTGCGCGGTAGCCTACCGGAAGTACTTACGCTCCGCGTCGTCGCTCTTGGCCTCCGCCCAGTTGTTTCGTGAGAAACCGATGCCCCATCTGATGGGCACCTTGAGCGGGCGATCAGGCTCGTTGAGAACTGCGACGATCCGCTGTAGATTGTGGTCAGCGTCCGCGTCGGTCGCGACCATCTCCTCAGGCAGTAGTCCTACGATCTCGTCGTGAACCTGCGCGATCTGCAGGAACTCTGGGACCTCGCGCTGAAGGGCTAGCATGCGCTCCTTGACGAGGTCCCCGGCGCTCGACTGGCACAGTGAATTGAACGCTACGTGAGACGCCTTCTGCGGCAGGTGTCGACGGCGACCGTAGTGGTTCTTCACGTAGCCACGCTCGTAGCATACGGCAGTCGCGTAGCGCGAGACGCGCTTCAGCTCCGGCATCTCTGCGTGATACTTCGCATACACGGCCTCGGCCCTCACGGTAGACTCGCAGTCGATCGCGGCGGCTCGTTCCTCCGGTCGGATGTTCGACTCGTCGACTCGCTTGATGACGTCGCCTACGAAGTCCTTGTTGATCTTCAGCATCTGGACGGTCTTCTTCTTACCACCGCCGTAGCCCATCATGAAGTTCAGTGTCTTCGCCGGCTTGCGGCCGGTCGGGATCATGCCAGCGACCCACGAGTGGAAGTCCACCCACGGGTCGTTGTTGTACGCGTCGATGATCCGCTGGTTGCCGATGTAGTGGGCGATGAATCGATACTCGATCTGACTATTAAGATTTACGAGACCTTCGGCAGTCACGTAGTTGTGAGTCGAAGGATTCGTCAGTGAATACACTGGCATGACGCCTACGTATTCGACAGACACTACTTTGTGATTTTCGACAGATTCGGCGTGCTTGTCACCCCATCTTGACTTGATATGATCTCGACATCGCTTCTTAAGCTGAGACGGCCAGTACTCGCCTAGAAATTCACCACACACTTCACAGAAGCAATTTTGCTTACCACCAGCATAGCGTCCGTTCTTCTCACCGGATAAGTCTCTGTACGCCATTGATAGTCGCAAGCGATCAAGTCGTAGCGTATGATCTTGTCGTGCGTAGCTCTCTACTCCATGATCTCTTTTATGATCGTGTTCAGATTTTAGTTCTATGTTATCAGCCGTCCAGTTTTCTTTATCTTCGTCGATATGGTGAAACTGATGTCCTTCTTTCCATTCATACTTATAAAGACCAGAACAGATGTGTTTCGGAATAAACGTCTCGTCTACTCGCCATTGAGGATACGCGAAGTTTCGCATCTCGTTGATGTGCTTTAAGCGATCGCCAGGTCTTAGATCTCTACAATCTACACGCGTACCGTCCAGTCTAATAAACCCATGATCACCTGTGCACTCAGTTGATGATCCGTTTTCAAGATTCACGCGGTATACATGATCGTCTCGTATGTAAGCTGCGTCAGACAAGTCACAGAACTTAAGTCGTCGATTAGCGGGCGCTTCCGTGTCATAACCAAGAACTGGCAGTTTATTCGCGACGATCTCCGACATAGGCTTCTCGCCGTAAGCTGTGATGACTTTCACGTGTGCAGGTATACAGGCATCTGTACAGACGAGCACGTAACCCTTGGGACAGCGAATCAGCTTCTTGGCGACCGCGCTCAGCTGCTGCAGGTTCGGTCGGTTGCAGCTCATGCGACCGGTACGGACCGCCTGGTTGTAGGTGGCGTGCATCACCCCGTTGATGTGCATCTCCTGCCACTTGCTCAGGAACAGCGTCTGGAACGTGTTCAGCTTCCTGAACTCGATCATGAGTGCTATCAGCGCGTGCGGCGCGCCTGGCAGGTTCTCGTACTTCGCCATCGCCGCCTTGTTGAACGACGGCCCTGGGACCTTCGGCTCGTCGTATCCCTCCTCGTCGTCCTCGTCCGACTTGCCCTTGTATGGGTCAGTCCACTCTACGATCGGCAGGCCATACTGGTTGATCAGCACCTCGTAGCAGTCGGCGTGTACGTTCGGTCGGAAGATGTGACCGACTATCGCCTCGAGCTCCTCGCTTATCTCGAGCAGCCGCCGTAATGTGGCGTACTCAGTCAGCTTGACCTGCTGAGGGTCCACGTGCACGCCGCGACGCTCCATGTCGAACAGCAGTGACGTGAACTGTCGCTCGGTCGACCAGACACTATACGACTCCTCCGGCATCTCTCGATCGATGTAGTCAGCGACCAATCGGTTGGACACGATGTCCATGCACGCGTACTCGGCGAGGATGTCCTCTGGGACGCGTCCGTAGTCCTTGTTCTGGTGGAGGTACGGCAGCATTCGGTCACCGTACGCGTCGATATTGAGTCCGCACCAGTCGTTCGACAGCACGTCGAGGCCGTAGCCTCCCTTGTACACGCGGTCGGAATCGATCAACTTCGCGCCGTTCAGCGTGCAGTCGTACTCGCCCTTGAACACGCACGACAGGTCGTTCGCGCTGACGTGGGCGTCGTACTTGACGTTCTGGTTCGTCCACCTCTTGGACACCTTCAGGACGTCGCGCCACCACCCGGTGACGAGCATACGCTTCGGTACCCAGTACACTGGAGCGTCTGCCCCGAACGCGACCGCCGCGCCGATGGCAGAGCAGTCTCGCCAGGGGTTGACGGACTTCTTGTCTGGGTGTCCTGACGCGGTTTCGAAGTCCGCAAACAAACGGGGGATGACCTGCGGAATAGCCGGCAGGTCATCCCCGTCCTCGAGCATGGTCGCGCCGCACTCGAACTTGATCAACGAACAGTCCTCCGCCAGTCTTCGAAGTGGATCACGTACGCGTCGACGACCGCCTTCGTCACGGCCTCTGGCGAGCGGTCGTCTGTCGTCGTGTGGAAGTCAATCCGCGGTCGGTAGTCAGCCCCACGCATGACGAAGGCGTAGCCCTTGCGCGTGTGCTCACACAGCGAGTTGAACGTGTTATTCACGCTCTTCGCGTGCTCCACGTCATACATGTGCGTCTCGCCGGGCCGCGAGGCGCGGTAGCGCTCCTCGATCGTCTGCTCACGCTCGCACGTCAGGACGACCTGATAGCCACCGGCCTTTCGGCAAGCGGCCTCGACCAGCGAGTACTTCATTGGCGTCAGCGAGCACTCACGGTCATCGTGCACGCGGTAAGGGATCGCATCAAGCATGAAGCGATCCCAGATGAGGTTGCTGTCGATCTTGTGCAGATACCCGCGGTAATAGTCGAAGTGTCGAGGCGGTCGCGTCAGGTGCAGCGGCATGTGGAGATAACCGCGCTCCTCGAGCGCCTTGTACGCGAGCCGCACGACCGTCGACTTGCCGACGAGGTCGCCACCAGAGATGATCAACACTATGAATCCTTTCGTGTAAAAGATAAGGACATCTTGAACTCGACGCTAGTAGCGTTATCGAACCGCAACTCGCAGACGCCAGTACCATAGTTCATGATAATGATGGATACCGGGGTTCCAATCGGATACTCTCCGATTGCGCGCTTCAGTATACAATCGTAGTACTGATGACACAGTACGTCGAGCTCGTCCCAGCCCTCGAACGTGAACCAGTCTTGCTCCATTATACGAAGTCAACCTCCGTCCAGGCGTCCTGCGCGGTCTTCAGGTCGACTGACAGCCTCTCGAAGTTGCCGTCGTCGTTGACGCGCAGGACAGTCTTCTCGCGCATGAAGACCTCCTCGAACAAGTCGCCGTCGATTTTCTCAGCGACCAACTGGGTCAAGTCACCGGACTCATCGATTATCAAGTACTTTGGCATCGAACACTCCTGAGGTAAAGGGGCCTAGGTCAACGGGTTGCTTCAGTTTGGTGTTGCACGCTCGCACGAGGTCAGTTCCCATGCTGCCGCACCCGCCATAGAGCATCGGGTGTCCTTCTCGAAGCAGGCGCTCGGCTGTTACGGCGGTCCTGACGGACTGTAGGTTATCGTCGTTGCTCCAGCCGTGCCCAACCTCGACCTGCGGGTTCTTCCATACACGCCAGAACGCGGCCTCATGAGCAGCCTCCATGTTGCGCTGGTAGAGGTGCATCGACCCCGCGTGGTGGTAGTACGGACCGACCTCGACGCCGAGCATATTGGCGATGATCCGCTGGAAGCACGTGAACGCGAACACGTCATACGGCAGTCCGAGCCACACGTCGTTCGACCGCATCGAGACGATCATGTGCAACTTGCACTGCCGTATCATGAACTGCCAATGCAGCGTGCACGGCAAGTCCGGCACGGTGTTCGGCGCGACCGCCTTGTTGAGGTCATCGCGTCGCCATACGGAGACGACCGTCTGACGCGACCGCGGTGAGTTCTGCAGGCACTTGATAACGTCAGGCAGCTGCTCCATGACTCGCGGACCGTAGGCCCCGTGTGCGTTACCGTTGGCGTCCGCGAACTTCTTATAGCTCGGCGCGTACGCCTGCAGCATCTCGACAGACGGCGTGTCTGACATGTACCACAGTGTCTCGGCGGCGGCGTATGCCATCGAGATGTTACGCGTCGGGTTTCGCAGGAACGTGCACTGCTTAGAGGCGTCGAGCGAGAACGAGTAGTCGAGGACCTCTAGCGCGACCGCTCCGTCGCGCGAGTCATCCGCGAGGTCCTTGCCATGCTGCATCAGGTATTCGAGTGTACTTACCCACGCCGAGTCGATGTTATGAAAGTGCATTAAATCTCCAGGGTCTTTCTAGCTTGCCGGTGAGCGGGTTGACGTTATACTTGTGGCACTGCCGCTGACACTCCTCAGGATACCTCTCGATGTTGAAGCTGTGCCCGTAGTACTTCGAGACGTCGATCACCTTCTCGACCTGTCCGGTCGTGTCCTCGCCTTCAAATGTTCCCGTATGGTGATTGTAGCGAGTCGACCACTCGTCCTTGCCCCAGTTGTCCTTCTCACAGAGCACGATCTGCTGCGTGATCCACTCTCCGACCGCCGGCACGACTCCCTTAGCGATCTGAAGTGACGGGACAGGTCCTACAGGGTAGTTGCCAGACCAACCCATTATATCAGCCAGCTCGCCGATTGTACACGGGCGGTGGTGCCACGGGTGGATCAACCGGACCGAGGTACTCGTGAGGGTCGGGCATGGTCGCATCCAGTTTATGCGGCTGATGCAATGCATGCTGAACGGCATGTTAGAACCACGCCTGTCCCACATCCCTTGGAACTTCTCGTTCAGGTGCTCGTAGCCGTAGCGACCGAGCTCGTTGAGGCACCAGCCGCTCGGCAGCGCGGCGACGGAGTACTTCTCGGCCGGCTCGAGGTCGATGTACGAGTCCTGGTCGTAGTCGGTGTCGCGCCACATGAACGGTCGCGTGTCACGGTTGCGGCGTTCCCAGATCGCGTCATGCAACACGGGATAGTACGGCGACACCTCGGGCACCGACACGTTGAACTTCTTATGCGCTGGATACGCAAGGTAGAAGTAGCGCTTGCGACACTGTGCGTTGCCGAAGGTGTGGCCGTTCACGAAGACGTGCGCGACGCGATAGCCCTCGGTCGCCGCGCGCTCAGTCCACAAGTCTAGCAGCGGCTTGCCGGTTGAGTACGCCTGCTGCACAGACTCCCACAGGATGTACGGATACTCCTGGCTGAGGCCGTACTCCATCAGGTCGTTGATGTCCTGACACTGCTTGGCGAACGGGCCATGCGCGTCCTTGCTGTAGCCGGCCGTCACGCAGCTGAACCCAGTGCAGCGCGGGTTGGAATAAAGAAGAACTTCGTCTTTTCTAGCTGGCCACGTATTCGGCGGGCCATGATAGACAGGAACATTCCATACTTTTTCTACGGTCTCGTGACCAAGGTCGTGAGATTCCATCTGGCAAGTAACATCAAGGACTCGCTTGACGCCAGCAGTGAAACCACCTGCGAATACGTGTGCGCCTCTCGCTGTCATCCTAGACATGCTTATAAGTCTTCCTAGCGATTATACGCGAGATAGTCGGATGTGTCTCATCAAACATTCGGGCTAGCTCTCCGACGCGATGACCGGACTCGTACAATTGACGAATTAGTATGACGTCCGCGTCTTGTAATCGAGCCATTCCGTTACGCTCGCCTATTTGCGCAGTTCCATGCAATCGCTTGTCTATCTCGTTCTCTGACTGAGTACCCCAGGACAAGTTATCTAGTCGATTATCGTTACGTTTACCGTTTCCGTGACGGCACTGTAATCCTGTAGGACAAGGACCTATGAATGATAACAAGATAACACGATGAACTAAATCACGTCTATCATACATCCTGACAGTCACATAACCACTGTCCATTTCGTTAGTGTCAGCTGTGAACCACTCATCGCCTTGAATCCAGTTATGCTTGCGAATAGCCCGACCACGGTAAGTCCAATTGGTCAAGATCTTCCCGTCTTCCCGGGCTCGGAACCCTGGTTGGCCTGGGACGTCGACTGCACGAAAACCTTCCATGTTTCTCTCGCCTTCTTAAGACAACCGTCACATAGCCACAGGATCGACGTGTCGTGGCGTGTAGACATAGTAAGGGCGGTGCAACGATCATGGTGGTCGCCGCACCGCCCACAGTTAGTCCAACCTCCGAGGATCTTCTTCAATCGACTGAGTATCCTTTGCAGGTCACCTTGCCGTATCGATAGATCTGTCGATCTACCTCTTGAACCGACATGTTGCAGTTCGTGCAGTCCGCGCCGTTGACCATCATGTGCGGTCGTCGCTGCGACTCGCGGTACTTGTTCAAGACGACGTCGAGCGCCGGCGGTTTGTAGTTCGGTCCCTTGTCGCGCACGCGGTCTCCCAGCGGGTCGTCCTTCTGGCGCTCCTTCGACATGTTCGAAGCGTGCACCTCGCCGAAGGCCTCGTCGAGAGGCAGGTCGAGCATGACCGCGGTGCCGATGACTACGTACAGTAAGTCGGCTAGAGCGTCGAGCGTCTTGACCTCGTCCATGTCGTGCATCGCGCTCAGCAGCTCTGCGGTCTCCTCGATGATGAGGTGCGCGCGACCACCTCGCTCGTCGTCTCCTACTTTAAGCACTTGCGTCAGGTGTTCTGCACGCGTGGACATCTCAGCAGCTGTTCGCTCGAGCTCCTGCATCACCGTGTACTGCGACGTCAGGCGCGTGAGCTTCGTGCGCTTCGCGACGTTGTTCTTCTCATGAAACGCCAGAACGCCGCGCATAGCGTCATAGATACCAGGCACCGCTAGACCTGGCGACGCCTTGACCTGTCGGTCGATCTTATCGAGCTCTGCGGCGGCTTCGGTTAGAATCCTACGAAGTCTTTCCATAGTGAGCGTCAGTCTCCTGCTTGAGGAACTTAGAAATGTCTGCAAGACAGGTCACGTCATAGACCGACTCGCCGACGGGAAAATACGCATACTTGCGCCAAGCGGCGTACCACTTGACGACGCCGATCACCTCGCCGTTCATGAGGCTGCTGACGTTCCATAATTTCGTCTTGCCTGACGGGGACAGCGCTGTCATGTCGAACTGTACGTATGACTCGTTCATCTATGTCCTATCGGAAGAGGAGACCAACCTCGTGGCCTAGCATCGCCGAATTCATCACTGATAGCGTCACTGCTTTGATTTTCCCAGCGTTTCTTGGCCGTACACCATCGTGCTGTGATAATGACATCATCAATGCAGATGTAGCCACTGTCGACCTTAAGCAGTACGAAGGTGCCGTCAATCGGTGCATCGATCATAGGTTGCCAATAAATCTGTGCAGGCACAACCGGATCATCAACGACTTTGTTGTCGAGTACTTGTTCGTACATCTCACTGATACCGGCATGCTTGCGGCAGTGCTCGAACGTCGCAATCGCTACATCGCGAGTGACCGGCTTGCATAGTCGAAGGACTTTGTTACCCTTGACCCAGGTATCGTAGTACGCGTCGTCTACGCAGACCATGATGTTGAGGTTACCGTACCTGCAACTATGATATAGCTCGTCATGCCGTATCGACATGTCGGCGTTCTCAAGCAGAGTCTTCGCGTCGTCAGGAGACATATAGACGACGAGGTCTACGTCGGAGTCGACCTTAGGATTTCCGTAAGCGCGGCTACCGATCAAGAACGCTTCGTGACTCATGCTCGCTGATCCTTTCAAATAGTATCCTGAGGTTTCGAATCCTCTTGTATGTGCTTAGGTCGCTCTGCCAGTTCTGTCTTCTTCAGCCACGTTATGAAGTTCGCAGTCTTGTGGTACTTGTTACGGTCGCCTCTTTTGACGGCGCGCTTGCGAACCAGCAGTGACAGGAACCTCTGAGCGTTGTCTCTCTCCCACGAGCACCAGTCCTGTATGTCAATAAGATCAAACTCGTCTGAGTACAGTAGGTGATTCTTCACCTCGTTCGGATGCTCGAACGTCTGCATGAACGAAGCGATTGCTTCAGGATCGAGCAGATTGTCATGGGCCTTGACTGAGTCACTGTAGTGATTATATCCAAAATTCTTGGAATTGTACAGCCTCTCGATGAGGTCAACGATGTACTCTGCATGACACTTCCTCACCAGGATCGTCGAGTCGTCCTCTGACGCCGAGAACGTACGGGCGGCTAGCGCAGTCGCTAGTCTACTGATTTTGTGGCGAGTCGACCCGCCGTCTATTAACGGAATCAGCGGACTGTAGCGGTCGCAGAGGCGCGACGACTCCGCTGAGATATGCTCCTGCGCCTCGGGCTCTACGACCACTTGGTTGACGCGACGGGTCCATGCCCACAGTATGAGCTCCCTGCACAGGTCGGCTTCGTGAACGTGCTCAATGATCGGCGGGTTACGCACGATGTCATTGATGTCGCGCGGGCTTACGTCCTCAGCGCTCACGACCATCGCCAGGTCTAGGCGGCGCAAATCCTCGGGTGCGCCCATGAGGTCACGGATCGCCTCGACTCCGAAGCTGTAACTGGACACCGTGCGGTTCTCGCGCGGGTTACTCACCCAGATTAGTCGCGCTCGTGACTGCGTGCGACGCTTCTCGATCTTTGGAATCTCCGCGACGCCGCTCGACCGCATGTCCGTCATGCTGCCGATGTCCTCGTGGCGGAGTCCCTTCGCCTCCTCGAGGCATACAAGCTTGCGGTCGTTGCACGGGATCACGCCCCAGGCGACGAACCATGCCGTGCCCATCTGCTTAAGCCCGCCCAGCAGTCCAGCTACCGTCGCATTCTTGCAGTCGACCCGTTCGCCAAGTCCATAGTGTTGTCGTAGCGAGACGAACGTCTCTGACTTGCCTTGCGACGAGTCTCCGATGATTGCTGTCTCGACCCATCCCTTGGTGACCTTGCCGTCTACGGTTACTAAGAGTGGCGAATGATACGCGAGGTCGACCAGCAGGTGGATGTCACGTCGCATGAATATCTTCGTGACGTTAGCCTCGAGGTCGGCGTACAACGTGTCTAGCTTCGCGTGAATGCTCGCAGCAGTCCAGGCGGTCGGTCGAAACAGCTGCAGCTCGTCAAGGCGCTGCGGCTCATACGTATCGAGCGAATCTGCGGTCGCCTTGCTCGCGGACAGCACCAGCGTCGACTGCTGAGTCTTCGGGTGCGGATACATGCGACCCGTGAATTCGGAATTCACATTGAGCTCTGTCTCGCAGTCGATGATGATCGCCTGCTGCATCGCCTTGTTGCTGTCTCGACTTGTTATGTCGATAGATGGCCCGATGCGCACGTCCTCTGCGTTGTAGTGCTGCCGCACCTCGAAGTGGACGGCATTACATCGCTGCGGCACGCCGAGCGCGTTCTTGATCGCCTTGTCGATGTTCTCTGCGTTGACCTCGACCATCTGCAGGATGACTGGAGACTCTGACTGGATAGAGTGCTCTGTCTCGTCGGCCTGCGGAAAGATCGGACACACCGGACAAAATGTCTGCGACCGATCGCAGAATGACGCGACCACCTTGGGTACGATGAACGGAGCGTCGCGCGTCATCGCGATCATTCCGGGAAACCGCATCCGGCGTCCGACGTTATCTGAGTTGGTCGTCTCGCTAAACCGCAGCGCGAGCGGTTCCTCGTCGCCGCTGAACTTAGGCGCATGCGTCGGAGGCGTCCACTCCTGAGCTGACGTGATCACTGGCGGCAGATCACCGTGCTCGGCGGCGATGAAGTCGTTCACGTCGCCGTGTGGATACTTCTCGACGTCGAGCGGCAGCTCTACGATGTGCACGGACGTCGCGACCACCTTGAGTATCTGCGCCCACTTCTTCGCGCCCTTCTTGCCGGACTCGTCCACGTCCAGCATGATGTAGACGTGCTTGCCCTTGAAGAAGGACGTCAGGGAGTGGTCCCAGTTGCCTTCACCGCCTGTCGGAGACACCGCGCCGAAGCCATGCGGGTTCATTATCCGCTTGGTCAGGATCGCCTTGAGCTCGCCGCCGCAGAGTACGATCTTGTCGTACTTCAGCTGCTCAGGCATGAACAGTCTGTTCTTGCCGCGGTACTTCGCGTTCAGCATCTTGTTTGCTGACGGACCGCCTGGCAAGTAATACTTGATGTTTACGTACAGTCCCGACGTGTTCTTGATCGGGATCGTGATGCGGTTGCGCATGAATCCGAGTCGGTGCTCTCGGATGTCTGTGTCCTCGATCGCGCGTAGGTAGAGCTCCTTGAGCAGGTGAGGCTGCGACCAGATAGCCGTGTGGCAATCCTCGATCACCGAAGGCTCGATGATCTTGACCTGCTCGAGGTCATATCTCTTCGCCAGGTCAGCGTAGACAGTGCCGCGCTCGACTCGCAGGGCTCTCGCGAGGAACGTGAGGATGTCACCCTTGGCGCCGCAGGCTCCTGCCTTGCAGGAAAACTTTCCCTCGCGTATGTTCACCGAGCAGGACGGTGACTCGTCTTCGTGGAACGGGCATCTGCACTTGACGTGATCTTCGCCGGACGCCTCGTACACCCAGCCCATCCGCTCGAACTCAGCGAGAACGTTGATCAGCCCCATGCGACCGGCTTTCCGTAGCTGCTGCTGATTAAGAGTCAGGAATACCGACAATAACACCGCGCAGCCGTGAGGCCTAACTGTAAAGTAGACCGATCACGACTGCGCGGAGACGGAGACACTACATCGACGCGGCAGCGGAACTCGGAGGCGTGACCACCTCGTCGTCGACGTCCTCCTCGTAGTCGACCTCGATCAACTGGTTCTTGAGGTCCTCGACGAGCGCGAGGTGGACCTTCTTGAGCTCGCGGTACTCCTCCGCATTCTCGATCCACTGCGAGGGCGCGCCATCCGACTGCGGATTGGTCACGTCAAGACCGTACCACTGTCCCTGGTCGTTCTTACGCTGAGTCTCAGGTACGACGCCCTCGAACACGCAGGCATAGAGTGGCGCAGGATTTCTCATCATGATGAGCTGGGCGAGGTTACGACCCTTGCCGTGCTCTGCTCGCGCGAAGGACAGCACCGTCGGGATCGGCGCCTGTCCCATGATAAGACAAATGAACGTGAAGACCTCCTGATGCGTGAGAAACTCTTTACTGTCCTCCGGACAGGGATCTGCCTTACGTCGATCCTTGTCGCGCGACTTTTGCGCGATCTCGCTCTCAGGGTCGAGCGACCTGGCGCGTACCATCGGAAGCGTCGCCTTGAGTTTCCACGGATTGGTTGTGAGGTACTCTGGGTAGTACAGCAGCGGCACGAACCAAAACGGTTGTCCGACCTCTGCGAGCTCGACGCCCGCGGGCGACAAGATGACTGAACCCTCCTTGAACTGCTTAAAATTCGACCCGCGGTTGCTCTGCATGATCTTCACTCGCGGCGGACGGATGATCTTACCGAGACCCTCGGTACCTGCACCCCGGTCCTCCGCCTCGATGAAGTCCGGCATTTTTGCGCCGGCGATCATCCCACCGCCAAGAAATACTCTCTTCGATAACTCAGTACTCATTAGAGTTCTCCAAGACCTGTGTCGTTAGTAAAGGCTTGCGCGCCCAGGTCAAAACAGGCTCGCCTAGAACATGTCTTCTTCGCTTTCCGATTCCATCGCTGCAAAGTCAGGCATTCCAGTTCGCGCGTTAACCGGTTGCGCGTTCGCGTCCCGCGATCGTTGCTCGAGTAGCAGCTCCTGGTACTTCTCGGGCGCGACCTCTCGAAGAGCTCGCGCGGCCAGCATGCAGAGGTCGGGGTCAGTGATGAACTGATCTACTGTCTCGTCATCGCACAGCACTGGCTGCTTCTTGCGAGTCGTCACCGAATACACCGACCACGTCGCGTTCGGGTCGCAGCCCGGAGGAATCGGCAATCCGTTGGCTAGGTCAGCAGAGACCCGTTTGAGTAGCGCAGGCCAGTGCGGTCGGAACGGCGTACCCTCAGGCACTCCGTAGTACTTGATGAGCTGCGAGTATTCCTCGGTTCCCTCCTTCGGGGTCTTTGGAACCTCCTCCACGTTCGGGCTGCCGATACAGTAGTCCGTGCGGACCGGCTGGCCGTCTCCCTTCGTCACCCACCCGAGGCAGCAGAGCTTCTCTGCAAGTTTCTGGACCCGACCGATCTCCTTCTTGATGTGGTCGACGAACTTCAGGGCCTCCTTCATCGCGTAGACGGTGTCAGCGACTCCTTGGAGGTTGTTCTGGACGAGGTCGCGCTCAACGTCAGGGATCACCATGCAGAGTGACGCGTGCACCTTTCTCACGTGCGCATACACCGACTTGTCGCTAGACTTCATTGAGCTGAACTCCCATATTGACGGCGTGGTAACGGTTAGCTGCGCGGTCGTATACTAGCGTCTTTATCTCTCCGTACTCCGCGACCACCGTTGCCATCAGAGTGATCATAGCGAGAGTCTGCCCAGTCAGTATCACGTAGTCGGTGTCAGGGGCGAACTTCAACTCTCGCAGTCTCTCGATGACGTCATCTGCGAAGTCAGGATGCGTAGGAACAGCGTGATCCTTCCAGGACTTGAACATCCTGGTCACCACGCCGAACCTGCTCGCGTCATCGACTGGTAAGGTCGCTGGCGCTAATAAGAACGCTCTGCTCCGCATTATACCGTCCTCTAGTCCTTTAGTACAGCCTAGGAATCCTCTTGGCGGTTGACGAATCGCTGACGAATCTCCTCGACCATCTCCTTGTCAGCGATGTCGCTCCACTGGTAAGCGCCATTGCGAATGATCAAGTCCCGCGGTCGCTGACGACCGTGCTCCTCGCGTTGCTTGCGTCGATTGCGGTTCTTGTTAGTGCCATGAAACATGTGAAGCACAGTTCCGACGGCGAACGAGACTTCGAGCGCGCGGTCGAGCGGCGGAGCCCACGCCCTGAAGTTAGCTGTCATCTCAGGATTCAGAGTGGTCTCCGCGCGTGCTTGGTCACCGCAGAAGTAGAGTGCCATGACCGAGTCATTGATACCAGAGGCGATCTTGTCGTAGAGCAAGTGCTCTCGCAGCCAGTCTCCGTTTGCAGCCCATGCGAGTCCGGAGTGAGAAATTGAACAGTCATACCAGCGCGGTACCTCAGTGCTGCGCATCATCGCGAACGACTTCCATACATTGTCAGAGGCGACGCCGCATTCGTTGATCATGCGAGCCTCACTGAACAGCTGCAAGACCTTACCGCCCTCATCAAGTAAGTAGTCTTCGGCGCGCTCGACCCATCGCGGGTTCATGAACCACACGTCCGCGTCGATCCAAGCGACTACCTTCGCTGTCGAGTTAGCTATCAGCAGGTTGAGCAGTCGCTCCTTCTGCCATAACATCTGGTTCTCGCGGCGTCCGTGCACCTGAACGGCGTCCGATATCTGCGGCTGCTGCTCGTCAAACGTCATCTCGATCGTGCGCAGGTTCACGTCGAACGTCTGCATGTGACGCCTGAACGCCCAGTAGTTCTCGAGTGGCTTCTTGTAACCGCACGGATTGAAGTGGCAAGTGAGCACCTCGATCATACCAGTTCCTTCTTGGCAAGACGCGCGAGTTCAAGTGTCAAGTCATGTACGATGTGGTCAATAGCACATCTTTGCTGATAGTGATCCAGCATAGCGAGGCGCTTCGTTCCGACGTCTTTGTAGACTACTAGACCGTCGAACCGGCTGACTGCGTGTAGTGAGATTCGTGTTATGCGCGACACCTGATCGCTGCGCAGTCGTGTGTCGAACTCTAGCCAGCCCAATTTAATCATGGCAGGTACCCTGTGCTGTGGAACCCCGGGACCTCGACGTGCTCATTCAAGTTATCGTCGCGGCAGCCGCCCTTCCATCCTTTCTTCGCCGCATACGCCTGCATCTCGACGCCGGACACCGCGGGTTGCTCTCCGTCGAGGCGGTCGGTAGCGCGACCGAACCAGTTGGCGTCTCGAGGTCCGAGATGGAGACATTGCGCGTCCAGCCACACCTTCTTGTCGTACTTATAGCGTGACTGAAAGTATCCATCGCAACCACCAGCGTGCGTAAATGTCACGTCATACCACGGTCGCGTGTCTCGAAGCCGGGTGTCTTCAGCACTGAACAATTGAAAGTAACCTGCGATGACGCGATCCGCAGACACCGGACACTGATTCCAATTCATGCCCGGGTGCCACTTCTTCACATCATGTAGTATCCTGCGGCGCATGCCGTAGAGACACCCAACCTCGAGCTTAGGTAGCTTGAGGTCATCAGGCATGATCGTGTCGGCATCAAAGATACAGATCCACCCGGTGCGACCCATGTGGTCGAGACCAAGCTCCATCGCAAGGCCCTTGTTAAACTTCGCGCCATGACGATAGAACGCATCTGTCAGGACAGGGATCGCATTGGGAACCGACTTGATGACCTCGAGTGTCCTTGCGTCATCTGGCGTAGTGATCACGTAGACCCGCGAGAAATGCCGCGCATTGCGCGGCAAGGTTATCGCTAGCAAGTCGTCGTAGTCGACGCATACAGTGATGCCGCGCATCATTCGTCTCCGAGGTCTATCTTGAGATCGATACAAAAGCAGTCTCCGGCCATCGCGTATCTGGAAGGTAAGCGCGCAGTCTGTGTAGTGCCGTCTCTGAACACAGCTACGACGTCTCCAGACTCACAAGGCTCGTCGATCTCTAGCATACACTTGAGTATCTCGTCCTTGTTGCTGATGACAGTCATCCGACGGAGCGCGCCACCCTTGAGCGCCATATACACAGTACATGGGCACGGCTGCGCATAGTGAATCTCTGTCCCTAAGATATTTAGAGGCAGACCCCAGATAGTAGCGCGTGACGGCAGCATAGCTGGCACGAACAGCGCTTTCTGTAACACTTCTCGCCTATTGAGCATCTTAGTCTCCATGAACTGGCATGTACTCCATTTTATTCGCGCATGCGATGTTGAGCATCTCCTCGGGAACCACGAGTTCTGCGATGGGCATCGCAGTCCGCCTGTCGAGTGTCTTGAGCGTGATCACGCTCTCCTGTCCCACCGCGCCTAGGATCACAGCAGTTACTTGCCAGACACGAAAGTCCATGTCACCGTCGATGCACCGCAGGATGTCACCGACTGAGAAGCTACGTCGAATCATTTCCGCCTCGCGCTGAAATAGATGAATCGCTCGCGCTCGATGCGCTGCTTCACGACCGTCTTGACATCCTCGTAGCGGTCGTTGCTCTCGAGTACTAGCTTGAGCGTCTCTTCCGTATAGAACCACTTATGGTCAGGATTCCATAAGTCGTCAATGCCCATAGGCACAATGCCGATTAGGCGACCGCCCGGTTCAAGCATGAAAGACATCCGGTCGATGACACCCGGTGAGTCATCGAGGTGTTCGAAGACATGGCACGCGAGTATCACAGACTTCTCGGGGTCCGGCAAATCGACCGGCCAAGCGTTGACGTCTGAGCTTGCATTGAGGTCAGCCTTGAACGTGCGTACTCCGTACTTATGCCAAAGTATCTGCAAGGCCCATGAGTCAAGATCGGTTCCGATGTAATCGTAGCCTAATTTCTTGACCCATTCTACGTAAGGCGAGATACCACAGCCGACCTCGACGAGTTGACCGATACCCGGCTCGAGTGGCTCGCCCATCTCGTCAAGAGCCTCTGTAAGTTCTGCGACGTAACGCCGGCTCTCGACCATTCCGTCTTCAGCGATTACGCCGAGCTTGCGGTAGTATTCGTGCGGACTGACAGCACGTCGGCGGCGCTCTTCCTTCATGTACTCTTGATGGTCGCAGCACTTGAACTTTGACACGATCACTTCAAATACCGGATCGACTGCACAGATACAATCACAGCCTTTGCTATGTATCATTTGAGTCTCCCGTTCTCGATGTAATCGGTGACTCGAGGCAGCGGGTCGCTACCCAGTTCAGAGCGGTTGTGGACGAGTTGCACTTCTCGACCTTTGGTCTTCAGCTGGTATATGTCGAGATGTGTCTTCGACACCTGCTCGACCTTACCGAGCACAGCGAGGTCGCCACGACCCTTCAAAGGGATACCGCACTCATGGCAGTGCTTCTCGACTTGGTGCTCGAACGCGGCCGGTGCTTGCTGCCACCAGTTCGGAGTTACCACGAGACCCGTGTCCGGGTATTTCGGATCGTTCTGATGCAGCATCGCCTGGGCACCGGCGATCTCGCAGAAGAATGCGCGGAGCTCTTCGCGGAACACGCAGATCATCGAGGACCAGTATTTGTTGATGTCACAATCCTCGATAAGCCTCCAGCGTTCATCCCTGTCCGCAACGACATCCTTAAGAGCAACGTACGGCGGCGAGTGTCTTGAATCTTGGTCAAGTCCTTTGAGAACTGGAGTACACTCTGGCCAGCTCGTTCTAAACTCTTCGTGAGCCTCTCGGTCGAGATGGACATTGAGGTTACTGACGAGTGGATTGAAGGTGATTCGTGCAACATTGCCTTTGCCTCTTGGATGATTGCACCACAGTCCGCGCTGGACAAACGGGACCTTGTCGCGCATGATCTCACATAGCTCGGCAAACTTCGGATGCGTCGCGGGGTTGCCACCGAACATTCCGATCACACCCCAGTAATCCTTGAGGGAGTCCAGGGCGGTCGCGAACTGATCTGGAGTGATCATCGTCGGCTTGCCCGCGAGGTTCGACCCCTGCGTGCAGCCGGTACAAGCCTTGTCACACGATCGCGTAACCCAGACCTGCATGACCCCAGTTCGCCAGATTCCCGGGCGATGATCACGCGGGAATTTCATCTTACTGATTGATGGATGCATACGCTGATTATACCTATTCGCTGATCGTTTGTACACTTAGGAAATCAGGTCATCATCAGGACACGGGCGATTCGCCGCCCACCACTTCGCGTTGTGAAGCGTCTCGCCGGCCTCGCTGCTGAGCCCTGGACTGTTACGAACGACGATCACGAGGTCATCCTTTGACCCGCTACCCATGCCCATCCAAACCTTGCGCGTCTCTGTTCCGGACCCGACGCGAACAGGACACAGGGTGTCCTTGGCGTAGTCAGCGTCGGCGTAGCCTGACCATCCCGACACGACGTCGAGCATGATGGACGTGATGTAGTAGTCAAACTTCGGCGTTGAGTCAGCTATCGCGACGACGTCACTGATCCTGGACTTCTTCGCCGCACTAAACTCGCCTGGGATGACGTACTGTGTCTTCTGGATGTTGTCCTTAGACCGCACCAGATACGTCCTGAAGGGCGTGACTCTTCGAACCCAGCCAGGATAGTCCTTTATGAGCGGATACCGCTCGTTCACGGCGAACCAGATCGTGTCGGCGTCGCCCTTATCCACCTCGTAGGAGACCTCGCGATCGTCTATCATCCGTGACTCAGTGATCTCCAGCAGCGAGAACGGGTCGGCGTCTACGCGCGACGTCACCGGGATCCAGTCATCGAGCGCGCCCTTGACCTGGCGCATGTACGTACCGTAGGTGTCCTCGATCGCGCCGCGGCGCATCGGGATCTCGCGACCTGCGGTCGACTGCAGCAGTGCGCGCAGCTGGTCCTTCGTCGGGATGACATGATCCCGAGGCATCGACCCGCCCGGCAAGTACATGACGCTATTCTTGCTCATGTCATCAATGCAGTGTGGTCCATCGGGGTGTAACTCTCGTACGGCGTATTAGTGCCAGCGACGTAGATCTTGGCGTACTGCCCCGTCTTCTGGCGAAAGTATTTATTCCACCCGACTGGGTTATACGACCACTTCTTCACGACGTCGTACTGCTGGGCACCCAGCGCTGAGATCTTGCGGTTGATGGTCGGAGGCGCGAAGAGCAGTGTCTCCCTCGCGAACGACAACCCAAACAGCATCGTGCTAGTGATCGGAGCGTCGTTGCAGGTACCCATCAGCGACAAGAGTGCGGGGTTCAGCGGCGGCTGCACGTATAACTCAGTACGCACGAAGTTAACATAGCGTATGAGTCGACCCGGCGCCTCCTCTTCTGTGAGGTGATCGCCGTTACCAGCGGCCCACCTGAACAAGCGGAAGTCCAAACCGACGAACTCGTTGGTCGGCTCGAGTGACTCCGTGATGATGTCTTCGTTCTTCGTCGAATAGTAGACTGTTACCAGCGCGTCTGCGGACAGAAGGATCTGTCCCTCGACCCCGCCGGCTGACATGTCCATGCGGATGGCTGCGCGGGTTGCGCGGGGTGTCAGTCCGAAGCCTCCCTTCGGCCAGGGCTTGCGGTTACCACAGACATCAGCAGCCAGCGCATGTCGGTCAGCGTATGCGCAACGCAGCGTGACCTCCGCCGAGAGAAGCCCGGTCTCTTCGTCGTATTGTTCAGAGGCCGTGCCTTGTTCTTCAGCGCAAGGCACGTCTGAGTATTCAAATGACATCTACCACTGACCTCCGCCTGCGAGCATCGGCGCGCCGACTGCTGACTGCTGGGCTATCGTCTTCTCCCGGTCTGCCCGGTCCTTCACGCGCTCGCTGTGCTTGCGAATACTCTCGAGCTCACGCAGCTGGCGACCCGCGATTGACGTCTGTTTCTGCAGCTCGGCCATCTCAGGTGAGCGAGCCGCCGCGCCTGTGATTCGTCGGTTAAGCGCCATCAGGTCCTCGAGGCCTCCGCCGTGACCTTTGCCGTCACCGCTGCGCTTGAACTTACCACTCTTGTCACCGTTGACGTCAGCATACGGATCGCCGTCCATGATCTTCTTGATCTTGGCGTAGAAGTCCTCAAATGTCTGGGAGTTATTAGCGAGGTTCGCGCCAAACTTGGCTAAAAACGGCTCGAGGTCCTTGTCCATCCCGTCCCACAGATTCTTCGAACCGGCCTTGAACTTATCGAAGAAGTCCTGCATCTTTGCGCTAAGATCACCTTTCCAGTCCTTATTGTCTCCGGGACGCTCTGGGCGGTCACCGCCGAAGTCTGGCGTGAGTCCTTTCAGTTGCTTACCAAGGAGCTTAGTAAACACGTCAGTCTTAATGTCGCCTCCGCTAAAGGGGTCTGCTATGAAATTTGCAGCTATGTCCTTCATAGCGTCAATAGCATAGCCGAACCCCTTGACCATTGCCTCGAACGCCTTATTGAACTGCTCGTAGAGATACTTGGCCCAGTCGCCTGCGTACTCGAACGCGGACTTCGACATGTCCTTGATCGCGTCCCACGCGGCGCTCGCGCCAGTTCCGAGCATCTCCCATACGGGACCGAGTTGCTCGACCCACTTGACGATGACGTCGCTGATCTGCGCAAAGATCTCCTTGCTCGCCTTCGCGACGTAGTAGAACCCGCCGATCAGGAAAGACTGCCACTCTGCGACCGCCGTCTGTGCGATAGTGAACGCCATCACAGCCATGTCTGCGAATTTCTTGAGCCAATCTGTACTACCACCGAGTGATTCCGTCATACCTTTCAATAGGTCGTCAAACCACTCTGTGATCTGTGCTTGGTAGTAGTCGAGCACGCGATTGACTTTCTCGATCGCGTCAATGAATGTATTCAAAGCAGGTACTAGGAACCCGCCGAGCTTCTTCCAGGCAGAGTCATAGTACTCCTCAAGCTTGCGCATCTTCGCGCCGAATGTGTTCGCGGCTGCCTCGCCAGCTCCACCGTACGTGTCCTGCAGCTCCTTGAGGATGATCTGCTGGGCCTTCGCGCCGCGACCAGTGTCCTGCAGCGCAGCGATCATCTTCTTCTGCTGTGACGTGAACGTGATGCCGAGCTCGGCCAGTTCACTGAATGAGTTCTTCGGATCTTGTAGAGCCGCGCCCAGCGCGTCGACCGACGGGACGAGGTCCTTGCCGAGCGCTGCGGCCAGATCGCTGGCGCCCTTGATCGTCTGCTGGAAGATGTTTCCCTCGGCGCGCTGACGCACGTTCGTGTACTTGACCAATGCGTTCTGTGCCGCCGTGATCTCGTCCGTGGACGCGTCGACCACCTTACGGAGCTGGGTGTTCATCTCGCCCATCTGCTTGGTCGAGAACCCAGTAACGTCGCCAGTCGCCTTCATCGCGTAACCGAGGCGCTTGACCGCGGCCTCCGACGCCTCGAAGACCTCGACGACACCTTTGATCTTCGACCAGATCTCATCGAACGACTGCGCACCGAGCAAGTCTTGTACGGTGTACTTGACGCGCTCGCCCCACTCTTGGAACATGCCGAAGGCGGCGTCCAGCGACTCCTTGAGCGGGTCGTTGTCGCCCTTGATCGTTATTTTTGAGAAGTCATTTGCCATCGCATGAACTCTTCGTCATCTGCGAAGTAGAGCAAGTTGTCGTCCTTGCCATGTCGCCGCACGAACAACGCGAGCTGCTGGTACGGCGTCATCGAGGCCACTTGGTCGGGCGTGTACTTATAGATCGAGATCAGCGCTTGATAGAGCTCTTCTTTGTTTGGTGGACCGTCGGTTCTTCTTTTGGGGACCCCGTCTCTTGGGTCGTGTCCTCCTTCAGCCCGCTGACGTTGAGCTCGTACCACCGCGACATCACGTCATCGATGGCCTTAGGCTTCATCAACGCCTTCTTGACGAAGGCGTACTGGATACCAGGATGACGTGCGAGGAGGCCTTGGTGGATCAGCTTGACCATCACGCCGTGGCGCTCGACCTTGTCGTTCTCGCCAGCGTTGGTGAAGTTCAACGGTCTGGCCGTCGCGATTGCTGCACGAAGTATCTCATCGCGCTCCTGCTGGCTCATCTCGTCGGTGAGCATGGCTCTCGCCATGTTGATCACCTGAGCCCTGATCCAGTTGTTGACCTCTTCGTAGTCCTTGTCGTCGAGCGGCGACATCCAGTACTCGGTACCATCAAGCTGAATAGGAGCTGCCGCCGCTGTCGCGTGCGCCATCGCTGATCCTCTTTCTGATTATAAACCAGTTCCGCTGATTCAGAATTACATTCAGAATTACATTCAGATCGGCCAGACGGTATCGCCGCCCGGCTTCTTGATATGGCCAATCGATCCGTCATCGACATTGTTGGAGTTCATTTCGACGTTCACGGTCTGCTGGTTGATGCGACCGCTCTCTCGATCATACACGATACCCGTGAAGTTCTTCACAAGCCCGGTCGCGAGCTCCCAGTAGTTCGAGCCTGTTGCGTCGAGGTGCAGTCGCACCCAGAGCTGTTGGCCCTTCTGAAAACGCGATCGATCGCTGTTCTGCTCGGTGATCGCGAGCGACCAGTCATAGTTGCCGGCCTTTCGTGCTGTCCATAGGTGCGGTGACACGTACGTGCTGGAGTTGACGGCGGTCTGCAACTCGTTGATGAATGTCCACAGGGCTTGAGCGACGTCGGTCCACGTATTCCAAGTCGACCCGTCAGTCGAGTACTCAACGTAAGCGCCGCCGATCGGGTACAACTCCGGATCGGTCGAGTCGGTAATCTCAGCCCCGCCACTCGAGACAATCGCGAGAGCACCATTGCCGCCGAAATCGCACTGGCCGCTGATGATCTCGCCGCCAGCCCAGTTCATGTTCAGCGCGAACTGCTGCAGCAACCCGGACCCGGAGTATCGGTTACCAACGCCCGAGACGTCGTTGTCGGGTGCTCCGTAACCAATGAACGAGATTGCTTGCCCGGGCATGACCGGCGGAGTGATGCCGAAGAGCGAGAAGCTCCCGGTCCAGTCGGACACACCTCGTCGACGCGCTTTCCCGAATCGCGTGTTTGACGCGACGCCAACGGCCGAGTTATGCTCGTCATTGATCGACCAGTTGCGAATCGTCGATACGCCGTTGACGGCCGCGTAGCGACCCGAGTGTAAGCTCATTCGGAATTCTCCTACTGGATCACTAGGTCGTTGGCGGCGATAACGTCGGTGGTCTTATACCACATCTCAACCTCGCAGGCCCACACGCATCCCCACCCGGGAATACCTCGGTTCTGCTCAGGTCGCTGTAGTCCGAAGTTCGCGTCAACGAGGTCTATACGCTTAATATACTTCTGTCCGCGCCACTCAAGCGGTCGAGTGCCAGTCTCTTGTCGTTCAGGCCACGGTGTCATCGCGCAGTAAACCGCGAATGTGAGCGGCAATATCATATTCGCCACGCCAGGCTGCCCGGTCGCAAACCACCACTCGAGTCTCAGTAGTGCCTTCGACGAGCTCGAGTTCTGCCGAATGCCTCCTTGCAGCGTCGTCGGGACGAGCGAGAGTTCTGGCAAGTCGTCTTCAGAAATCTCTGGCTTGTCTGGACTCTCATCACTCTGCAGGTCGTAGCGAATTTGATTGGACGGTCGCACCAATGAGCAGACACGTTTACTCTCAGCGGCCATCGCCCACACGGCGGCGAAGCACTTCGAGAAAGGATCAAGTTCCAGGTCAGTCAGCGCCATTCATCTTTCTCGCGTAGCGACGCGTGGTCATGTCAAGCAAGCGTAACTTGGTCGGGTCGTCAGGCTGGACGAGGATCACGCGCTTCGGCGTGCCGAGTCCTTTGTCGTGCTTCGTGAGCAACTCTGCGATCGTGACTCGAGCGTCTGGGTGAATCGACGCGTTCTGAAACTGAAACGTCACCGAGTTGCGTGTAATCTCGATCTCTCTGACGGCGGTCGCTAGTCCAAGACGCATCACGCGGGTGTTCACGAGTATCGCGCTCGACCCCTTCGCCAAGATCGTAGCTGGAGAGTTCTTCTTCCAGTCGCCTCCGCCGCGGGAGAAGTTATCAAACCGACGGATGATGAACCCGCGGTAGACGCGCTCGTAAGACCTCAGCACCTCGCGAACAGCACCGCCTCCGGTTTGTATGTCGCGCGACATCGCGACGTGGTGCGTCAGGTCATGGGTGACTACTGCGGTTATCATAAAACTAGAGCTCGCCCCGGGTAAGCGGAGCGAGCTCCATTCGTCATCCAGACGATTCGCTCCCATCCTGGACTCTAGGAGATCAGGTCATCGTCGGAGGGAATTCCGGTACCGGTCGCGGTCAACTTGATAAGGCAACCGGGACGAGTGCACATGAAGAGCCGATTGCTCTGGGTGTGCAGCTCGATACCCTTGTCCCAGTCCATCTTGCGCTGCTTGGCATACAACTCCTGGCCGCGCGTGTTCACGGTCTCGATGAAATCAGCGGGAGCCGGGACGTCGATGAAGATGTCGCGAGTACCTTCGGGATACACGATCGCCTCGGTCGCCGAGAAGAAGTTCGTCGTCCCAACGTAACCGCGGTAGTTCTCCCACGCGATGTCGCCGAACATGAACCCCTGCGGCTGCGACCCACCGGGGATCTGCAACTGCCGCGCGAACTGATTCTCCTGGTAGCGCTCGTAGGCCATTCGCACCGTACCGTGGTGCGTGAAGGCGTCAAAGAATCGACCACCACACAGGGCACGGATGCCCTTAAACGGCGTATCGCCGAGTTGCTTCTGCATCGTGCGCTGGATCTGACCGCAGATCGTCTTGAGGTCAACGGTCGGGTTCGGCAAGGCATATGTGCCGGCGTCAGTGAAGTCGACGGCCAGCGTGACCTGCGTGATTCCGAACTCGGTGAACCAGTTGACGATCGTCGTCGACCCGTCATTGTCCAGCACGACTCCATGAAGCGCGCCGGCGCGGTGGTATTCCCACGTCGCCTCGTGATTCTGCTTCATGGACTGGAGACGATCAGCCAGCACCTGGCTGAAGATCTCGGTTTGATCTTCGGAGCCGAAAGCTCGTTTGCCCTCCAGGTCCTCCGCGAGGACCTCGTCCCACTGCGGGACGTGAGGCACCATGAAGGCACGCAGCTTACGACGCTCGCTCGATCTGGTCGTCTGGTTCTGTGAACCACGCGGGACCGAGGGCAGCAAGCTAAGTTTCCCGAGCTTCTCTTCGACGACCGCGTGCCGGTTCGTCGAAGGTTTTGACTCGAAGATACTCAGCTCGGCGAGACGGTTCGGCAGGTATGGCAGCTTATTGACGGCTACCGTCAGGCTGAACATGTCGAACGCGCTCGACTCGAAGATGTCTAAGAGGGCCATTCTTGCTTCTCCGTGACTCCGTGGACAGTTAGAAACAACATCCGTGTGACCACGGCGTCTACGTCGACTGCGTACCTGTGGCGGTCGAGACAGGCTCTTTCATCGTGACGATGTTCAGCGCAGCGAGTGCTGTGCAGACGGCGTCAACGTCGATCGTGCCACCGTCGCCGTCGGTCGTCGGGATGATACTGCGATTGATGATCGCGGGACCGCGCACCAGGATTTGGTACTTACCCGCGGTAATCGCGTTCGCAGCCAGCGCCTCGTGAATTATCGAAGAGTCGGTGCCGAGGAACAACGCCTTGACGTTAGCTTCGTCGCCCGTCTGTAAGATACCGTACTGTCCTGCGGAGAGCGAGAGCGGTGTACCCACCGCGAGGGTGTTGGCGCCGATCGCGGCCGCGTTCAGATTCTTGATCGTCTGCGCGTCCCGGGTGAACCGCTGGTCGACCTCGTACTTGATGAGATCCTGAATACGGTTGCGGTCCGTGAAGGTGGTCAGCGCCAGCATCAAGCCCGAGCACAGCCACAGAACGATCGATGTGATTGTTGCGAACATGTTTATCCTCGTGTGGCAGTGCTATTCGTAACGCAGGCGTTACGCCCGCAGACAAGATGAATATACCCTATCGCTTGGAACGCTTCTCAGCTTCCACGACGATGGGAGACTTCTCCGCGCGATCAATCTGCGGACCAGTTCGGGCTCCAGTATGCGCGACCGAGCCTTCGGGGTTCAGCGACAGGGCCGCGATCACTTCGTCGAAGTCATCGCCAGCTGCGTCGAGATTCCCGTCCTGCTCGAGCGAGAGGGCGATGTTCACGTTCTCAACGCTGCAGTAGCGCTGCGAGAGTCGCTTGGCCGCTGCAGGCGAGACTCGACCCGTACGGACGAGTCCTCTCAGAACCTCGACACGGTTGCTGGCTTCGCGCCGAACGAGCGACGCGGCGATGGGTGCCTGGGACATGGCGGGAGGACCTCCTTGAGTCCGTTGTTCATCGTCGCCCTCGTCGGTGAAATCCCCACCGTCGTCAGCGCCGTAGTTGTCATCTTCGTCGATCGCCGGAACGTCATCGTCTTCGACGTCGATGTCATCACCTTCGGTTTCGGTGTCGCCGCCTTCGGTGTCGCCGCCCTCACCACCCGCATCCCAGGCCTGGAGCACGGCTTCCTTCGCAGCGTTGTCGTCTCCGCCCTCGGGCGCTTCGATACCAAGTTCTTGCGCGACCTGCGCCCAGGTGAGTCCGGCCATTTCTTCTTCCTCGTCTGCGAGTGAGAGTTCGAACGACGCAGCTATGTTCTGGAACGGTGATAACCCAGGTACGACCGGGTAATCCGTGATAGCGACGTGCCTGATAGGACGAATATACCGCCGACCCTTGCCGTCGTCAAACTTCGGCGGCATGAACAGCGACACGTTTGAATTTTTCAGTTTGGACGCGGTTTGCTCGTCGTTGAATGCGCAATACGCATACAACGAGAAACCACCGGGCCGGTTCGGGTTCTCCTCCTTGCGAAGGTCGACGACAGTTCCGCGTCGTCGTTCTGGTTCGGTCGTGTGACCGATGGGCATCGGAACCTCGATGCCGTTCTTCTTCATGACCCGAAACGTATTGACCCAGTGGTCGATCTGTGTCTCATCGACGGGCAGTTCGAATTCAGGATCACGCGTACCGGGTTTGAACTTGACGAAGCGACCTTGGTAAGCGAGCTCTTTGCGAAACACTGGGCTCTTGACTTGATCACCGCTCGCCAGCGTGAATGCCATCGAGACATCAACGTCCTCGAAGTCACCGATCGGCGCAAGTAGGCAAAGGTCTCTCGTCATGCGTAGAATATACCCTATAGAATATAAGCTATGCTGCTAATTTGTCTAGCAATATCCCAGGATTAAACCGAAACTCCTTCGGAATATCCGGTGTACCGACGTAAGGAATGACCTCGCCGTACCCGGGATCTCCGACGTAAATCGGATTTGCGGTGCAGCGACATCGCCATCCGTTCGGCGGGAAGTAGCTCTTCCAGAACGAGTGCTCCTTCGGATACCTCACGCCGTCCATCATCTGGTGTGAGTGACGAACGCGCTCGTCCCCCGACGTAGACAGCTCCCAGCCCCAGAGCTCGTCCTCGTCCTCAGCTTCGTGCCAAATCGCGGCGTTATACGCCAGCGCGTTCTGCGTGCGAACGACTGTCTCAATCTCAGCGATGTTGCCGTCTCGCAGCGTTCGCAGTTTCTTGGAGTAACCCTCATGATCACCCTCAGAAAACTCCTTGACACCACGAAGCATGCGGTCGCGCACACGAGCTCGCGTCGACGAGGTCACTGACTTAGCGATCTTCCCATACAAGTTGTTGATCGCCTTGCGCGGTCGCTTCGGAAGTTTCCGAAAGTTTCGCCGCTCGGCCTCATAAGCCATGGCGACCGGCCTGAGCTCTCCGAAGGCCTTCTGGCCTCGCGCGTACGCGACCTGCAGTGCCAACGCGAGACTCTTCTCGAACGACTCCCAGTCCTCGTCTTGGTCAGGGTCGGCGAGCTTGTGCGCTTTGGCGTGGCACTTGTTTGCGACTCGGACGGCCGCGCGACGCCCGCGCATATCAGACAGACGTAGGTGCGCGTCGATGTTAAGCATCGCCGATGAACTGCCCCTTGTTGCTCAGCAAGATGTCTGTCTCGTCAGCCATGTTCTGCTGCATCGTCTGTTCGGGTGTCAATAGCGAGCCATTCGGATGCCGAGTATAGGTCGGCACCACGAGCGGAGTAGTCGATGGACGCGAGACATTAGTAACTAGCGTGATCTGCCCGCTATGCACCATGCGCATGAAGGACTCGGATTCCTTCTTGTGCACGAGCATTCGGTGGCGACCGTCTTTGTCATCAGTGGCGTCCTTGATCCCGCGGGCGGAGTACAGCCGATGTCCAGCGAGTTGCGTGACGGCGTACCGCAGGTCCTCTGGCGGATCGACGATCACACCAGCAGGCGAGCCATAGAGCCTCGACTTAGCCGAGATGGTCGCAAGCTTCACGAAGAAGTTAATGCGGCGCTCGGTCTTGTCCTTGTTACCGTCGTTCTCGATGCTCGCCCACCGCTTAACGTTGCCCTCTCCGAATACATCGAAGAGCTCTTGAGGCGATGTCCACATCGCGTCAGCTACGGTAGTACTGGCTACGATGGGAGGCATTACGGTACCGCGATCGGTGTGGAAGCGAACGTGTAAGACTCGTGGCTGACCCAGAGATAGTACGAGCCGTCATCAAGCATCAGTACGAACGTACCAGTTGAATCAGTCTTGACAGGACCGGCGACGATCGTCTCGCCGGCTGCGTCGGTGGTCGCCCACACAGTGGCATCGGCGATCGGTTCAGTTGAGTCAGGCGCTAGCACTGTGCTCGAGAATTCGTTCTCGCCAGTACCGGCGCCGACGGGTCCTAGGTACTTCTCGACGAGAATGAAGATCTTCTTGCGGCCAATCTTCTGGCTACCTTCCCACTTCCACTCGAACACAGCTTCATGCGTCTCGATCTCGCCATCGGCGGGCGGCGGGTTGACACGCAGGAACGGAACGTCGCCTGGCATGATCGTCCAGATGACACGACCCGTATCCATGTCGACCGCGACATTATTGGCGTTCAGCGCGTTTGCGCCGTTCTTGCTGTTGATGATCTTGTTCGTGCGCACGTCACGCAAGGTGATCGTCAACGAGTTCAGCACCGAACCAGGGATCGCGGTCTCGCCGTCCTCTTCGGTCAGCGTGCCGGAGTACTGCCCGGTGCCTCCCTCGGCCATCGGCCCGATGTTCGTGTAGATGATCGGGTCTGGGTCAACGCGGGCAGTCATAGTCCCTCCATATTAAACAATGAGAGCCCCGGGGTTGCTCAAGCCCGGGGCTCTCCGGCGGCGGGTTGCCGACTAGACTTAGGTCGCAGTTGCGGTGCAGGTCACGGTGACGTTAAGGGTATCACCGTTCGCCACTTGTCTGGCAATACCGCTGGAGTTCACGCCGCAGCCATACAAGCTGCCGGTCGTGCCACCCTTGGTGCTGTTGCTGTTCAGGAATGCTCCGAAGATGTAGTCTGAGGCGTTGATCGTGAAAGCCGCGACTGATGCGGAATTATCTACCGATCCAGCCGAAATGCTTCCGGGTGTCCACGCCACACGCGTCGAGTTTGAGTAACTCGTCGACTCGACGAAGGACGTATGAGACGACATTGTATCGGCCAGCCGACACTCGAACGCGTATCGAGCTCCCGAGACTGTCGTGCCGGCGTTTGCGCCCAGCGTGATGCTGGTTGTTGAACCCACCGCAGAGATCGTCGTATAGAGGTCAGCACCTGAGGCCCCGGCCCCCTGGACGATGATATATCGTCCAATGTCGCCAGAGACAAACGTTCCAGACGCGGACGTGAAGGTCGCGGCGCCTGAGGTGATCGCTCCGTCTGACGCGACCTGCTTGATCAGCCCAACGTACCAAACCGGTGACGATGCGCCAGTCTTTAGCGTCGAGTCGAGTAGCAGGTTAAGCCCTACGGTCGTCACGCGCGCCAGAGGATACACGCATGGCGTCAGCAACGGCTGAAACCACATCGTGGTGAGTGTCACGCTCGCGAACAAGAACCAGCTAGCGAGCTTGATGCTATTCGGGAACCACGACAGTCGTGGCGCTCGTACCTCGTCACGCCACTTGAGGTTGCCGTCCTTGTCACGGCATTCCGTCAGTACGCCCATCTTGATGTCGAACGCTGAGGGCGTCAAGTCCTTCAGCAAGCTGTGAAACAAGAGGTTAACGATCTGCAAGGCTCTTGCGAAAATGTGCATCAGCTAGTCCTCTTGAATGTGAAACTGTTCGTCTCTAATCGTTGCCTGCGTCCAGTCGCTGACTGGGTTAAAATACACCTGAGTCGGGTGATTGAGCCCAAGTAACTCGTCCATGATCGACTTAACAATCAGATCGACAGACTCTTCATGAGTCCGTGCGGGCGAGAAAGTAAGCTGAGTACCCGCGCTAAGCGTGACACCTGCGCTCTTCGTTCCCTGATAATATACTCCGACGCTGCCTGCAATCTGCGCCAGCATCGACACGACGTTAGCAACGGATAGCCCGCCGACCAATCGCGCAGCGACTTGTAATTGCGCCTCGATCTCACGGGCAGCATCGGAAGTCAGCGCGTTCTCGGCGTCGTCTGCGCTAGCACCTAGCGACGTAGCGAGCACTTTGCCGGTAGCAACGAGCGGCGCGGATTGTGCAGACGCGCGAAGCAGCGACGCGATACCTAGCGTGACTTTAGCGCTGTCAACCAAGCTCGCAGCTGCTCGCAGTTCAATACCTAGTCCTGGCGACAGCCGTATCAATTGACTTACAGTAGCTGCGATCGACAGCGCGACGGCCACCGAAGCGGTTCGAGACACTGTCCCAGTCGATGCAGCAGTGGCTCCGAGCGCTACTGAAAGCGCTCGTGTAGTTCCTAAAGCTGGCGAGACGGCAAGCGCAGCCGCAGACATAGCGATCGAGAGTGAGCCACTTCGGGCTAGCGCGTCAACGAAGCTAGCGATGACTGGATGACTGATAGCCACAGCTACTCGTTGTCTTAATTGTGGACTGACCGCGGCGGCCGCAGCGAGCATGACCGTCTCAATGTCTTGTGATACCGTAACGCTCTGTACCGCCATCACATGCTTTGAGGCTAGCGTCACGGGCGCATGAACGTCATTTGTTAAGTTCGGTGAGGCTATGAACTGCGCCCGGACTAAAGCCTCAATGCGTGCGGCGTTGTTAACGGTCGGATCACAACTAAGTGCACTGCTAAGCAGGATGACTATATCGCGCGGAACGCTGTTGTTACCTGTCATCAACGTCTGCACGCTGAAGACGACCGACAGCGGAAACCCGTACGCGTCGGCTAGCTGGGCGGCCGCGGCCAGCGTCATCGACGACGTGACGACGCGTCGGTCATCTAGGTCCGCAGAGTTTTGTGTAGGAAAAACAAGCGCATCAGCGAACGTGCGATTCAACAAGTTGCTGAATGACGTCACGACAGACATCGCGAGAGACTCATTGTATGTCTCGTTTACGCTTAGCTCGTTCTCAAGCTTAGCTGCTGCTGCGAGTAGTGTCGCAAGAGATGAATCGCGCACGGCTGCTGGCGTAACTGTCACGCCGACCGCGTGGAGGACTGCAGTCGCGATTGTAGCGACCATAGAGACCGTTAGGCCTGCTCCGGCGCTTAGTGTAACGCTGATGCCGGTCGGCGGATCAGGCCAAGTGATATACACTGCGCCGTCGGCGCCGTTACCAGCCGTACTAAAGCTCGAGTTAGTACCGCCACCGCCGGCGCCGCCAGGCGAACTACCGTCTGCTCCGTTCGTTAATCCCGGGCGGCTACCGCCG